GCCCAGAATCCACTCTAGGCTCAACGATTTACCGTCTAAGGGCTTAGAAATCATTGACTTCGCCTCTCAGATTGGCATTGATCTAATGCCGTGGCAGAAGTTCGTATTTGAGCACGCGCTCAAAGTTAAGCCGGACGGACGCTGGCACGCGCCTCTGGTCGTGGTCGTTGCCGCTCGACAGAATGGCAAGTCCACGATTATGGAAATGTCAATTTTGGCTCGCCTTTTCCTGTGGCAAGAATCGCTCCAGCTTGGATCAGCGCACGTTCTGACTACATCGCTAGAGACATTCCGGCACGTGGTCAGCATCATCGAGAGCAACGAATCACTAGCTAAACAAGTCAAGAAGATTCGCTGGGCTCATGGATCCGAGGAGATTGAATTGATGTCCGGCGCTCGCTACGTCGTCAAGGCAGCTAATGCCGCAGCGCGTGGATTCGCTAAACCGGAGACGGTGTACATGGACGAGACGCGTCAGCTTAAAGACACCGAAGCCTGGTCAGCGATGCGCTATACGATGATGGCCGCTAAGAATCCGCAGCTCTGGACGTTCTCGAATGCCGGAGATCAACACTCCTTGATTCTCAATCAGCTACGCGAGCGCGGTATGGCATCGGCTGCTGGTGGCAACGATGACATCGCTTATTTCGAATGGTCGGCATTCTCGGACAAGATTGAAGATGAGAAGAATTGGGTCGCGAGCAATCCGGCGCTTGGTCACACAATCCACGAGGATAATATCCGCGCCGTTCTCAATGATCCGCCAGATGTAGTCCAGACGGAGGTGTTGTGCCGATGGGTCAATACAATCTCCGGCGCGATTCCTGTAAAGGAATGGGAAGAGTGTGGATCTGATGAGATTCATCTCGACGTTGAAAAAATGACGTGGTTCGGCCTTGATCTATCGCCAGATCGTAGAGACGGAGCGTTAGTAGCTGCTCAAAAGAATGCGGACGATACTTTTAACATCAAGCTTCTGCATACTTGGCACAATCCGATTTCCTTAGACGATAAAGCTATTGCCAACGATATTGCGCCTTATGCCAGAAAATATCCGCTTGAATATGTGGCTTTTAGCAAGAGAACAAGCTCTGCCGTAGCTGCGCGACTTGCACCAGCCGGCATTCCTGTAATCGATATCGATGGCGCCTTATACGGACAAAGCTGCGATGAATTGCTAGGAGCGATTACCTCAAAGAGATTGATCCACGGAAAACAGGCAGAATTATCCAAGCAGATACTATCGGCTGTTCGATTACCAATGGGCGATGGCGGCTGGATTATAGGAAGAAGAGCGTCAAGTGTCGCGGTCTGCGCAGCCGTGGCCAGTGCGCTTGCCACACACTTTGCGACACGCCCAGAGATGGAGATTGATATTCTGGTCGGTTAGATGTATAGCGAGCCTTTAGACTTATCCACATGGGTCTATTCTCTCGCACAGTAACGACGGCGGCTCCGGCTGCGACCTCCGACATCGAAGCATCGCTGGCTCCAGTAAATGTCACTAGCTCTCTTTATAATATCTACGGCGTCGCCGGAATCACTGCATCTCGCGTGGAGTTTATGTCTGTTCCAACGTGCGCTCGCGCGCGAAACATTATTTCGTCAAGTGTTGCATCGATTCCGCTTAAGGTTCGCACTCGCGCAGATGGCGCTCGCGTTGAATCTCCTCCAAAGGTTATCAATCAGCCAGATCCACGCGTTCCAGGATTCGCAACTTATGCCTGGCTTGCGGAGGATTTATTGTTATACGGATACGGCTACATGCGTATCTTGGAAATCTACGCCGACACATATCGCATTCGCAGTGCAGAACGCATTGATCCAACACGCGTCACAATTAAAACAAATGACAGAGGAACAGAGATTGAGTATTACTGCGTAGATTCAATTCCAGTGCCATACGAAGGCGTTGGAAGTCTTGCAGTCTTTTACGGCGTCGATGAGGGCATTCTCAATCGTGCCGGTCGCACAATTAAAGCTGGTGCAGAATTAGAACGCGCTGCAACTATGTACGCGCGCGAGCCAGTTCCAACTATGGTCTTGAAATCTAATGGCACTGCACTTCCAGCAGATCGCATCGCAAAGCTTCTTGAATCTTGGGGGCAATCACGTCGCAATCGCTCAACTGCATTCTTGAATGCTGACGTCGAATTGCAGACTTTAGGATTCGACCCAGAGAAGCTTCAGCTCAATCAAGCCCGTTCGTACGTTTCGACCGAGCTCGCCAGAGTCACGGGCATTCCGGCCTATTACGTCGATGCAGAATCCGGATCTAGTATGACGTACACAAACGCAACACTTGCGCGTCAATCTTTGCTGGACTTCTCACTTCGTCCAATTATGTGTGCCATTGAAGAGCGTTTATCAATGACTGGAATGGCTAATGATTTCGTGCCAGCATCACAGGAAGTCAAGTTCGATTTAGACGATTACTTGCGCGGATCTGCAAAAGAGCGCGCAGACGTTTACAAGATTCTCTACGACATCGGAGCTTTAACTTCCGATGAAATCCGACTAGAAGAGGAAATGATCCGATGAAAGAAATCAAGCCAACTCCGATGAATCTTGACTTTTCAATGAAGGTCACGGCAACAGATTTTCCAAGACGCGAAATCTCTGGCCGCATCGTCACATGGAATGAAGAAGGCTCTACATCAGCCGGATCAACTATGTTCAAGCCTGGCTCAATTACTTTTAGCGATACTACGAAATTATTACTTGAGCATCGCCGTGAATCTCCAATCGGATTCTTAAAAGATTACGAGGAAGATGAAGAAGGCATTTATGCCACATTTTCTATCGGCAAGACAACTTCCGGATCTGATGCTTTGGAAGAGGCATTTTCCGGATTACGCGACGGCTTTAGTGTCGGCGTTATAGCTGAAAAGTATAAGAACGTCGATGGCGTTCTAGTAATTAGCGCAAGTGCGCTCAAAGAAGTCTCTCTAGTAACAGAGCCAGCCATCAGAAGCGCAAAAGTGGCGGTCGCAGCTAGTGAGCCAGAAGATTCTGAATCCGTCGTGGAAACAGAAGAACAAACTACCGAAGGAGAAAACGAAGTGGAAACAACTCCAACCGTCACAGAAGCACCAGCCGAAACGGTTGAGGCTTCCAAAGTCGTACAGGCCGAGGCATCTCGTCCGCTCTATTTCACATCACCACGTTCACCAATTATTTCTGGTGGATCATATTTAGAACACTCAATCAAGGCAACGCTTGGCAACGAAGATTCTCGTCAATATGTAAAAGCTGCTGACGATTCATTCTCAACAAATCCAGCGTTCTCACCAGTGTCATATGTTCGCGACGTTGCACAGAACACCAACGCTTTACGTCCAGTAATTGACGCATGCGGTGGAACACGTCCATTAAGCACATACGGAATGACAGTATCTATTCCTAAAATTACGGCTAACAGTACTGCCGCGACTGTGGCCGAAGGAGGAGATCCAACTGGAACGACTGCAATCACTTCAGCTTACGTCAATGCGACAGTAATCAAGAAGGCTGGCTTCCAGCGTTACTCAGTAGAATTGCTAGATCGTTCAGATCCATCATTCTATGAAATTATGCTTCAAAATCTTCGCGACGCTTATGCTCAGGCAACTGATCAATATGTAATCGCTCAGATCACTGCTGGCGGAACTCAAGCTACTGCAACTGCTGCCGATTCAGCTGGATTGATTTCATTCGTATCAACAGAATCACCAGCCGTTTACAATGCAACAAAGCGCACTGCAACTGCATTCGTTTCAGGAACTTCAATCTGGAGCACTCTTCTTGGTGCAACAGATACAACTGGACGTCCAATCTACAATGCTCAGCCAATGCAAATGAATCCTGGTGGAACTGCTAATCCAACATCGATTCGCGGAAACGTTCTTGGCCTCGATTATTATGTGGACGCCAACATGGTTGCAACTTCAATTGATGAATCAGCATTCATCATCGAGCCACGTTCAATCGAGATTTTCGAATCTCCTGCGCTTTCATTGGCCACAAACGTGCCAACAACAGGCGAGGTTGAAATCATGCTTTACGGTTATATCGCAGCACAGGCCGTCTTTGCAGGCGGACTTCGTCGCTTCAACCTAACCTAAGCAAACTAATCATGGGCTAGGTGCGCTCCCGTATCTAGCCCAGCAGCTCACGAAAGGGAACAGAGATGCCAGCAATTATTACAGTCGCCAGTCTTAGGACAGTGCTCGGCGTCTCTGTTTCTCTTTATTCTGATGCTTATCTTGAAGGAATTATCGATTCAGCCGAGCAGGTAATTCTGCCGCTATTGACTGCCAATCAAAATGCAGTCGCCGCCGTATATCTTCAAAATAATGTCGCCTATTACATAACACAGAAGCCCAACACATTCGTGGCCGGTCAAAGTGTTGTCGTTACAGGTTGCGTTCCATCTACATTCAACGGAACACAGACAGTCACATCGAATTATTATGATCCTTTTCCTTACCTACCTTTCGCATATCCGGCTCCATATTTTTATTTTACTTCTAGCATTACTAATGCAGACATTACCTTTCGTCCAGTCATTCCTGGCGGCGTAGCTTATCTATCCGGGGCAGACGCGGCCACGCTCTACGCGAATACCGACGCAGTCGAGACGGCGGTCACAATCGTCAGCGTTGAAATATTCCAGAGCGTGGTCGCTCCAGGTGGTCAGATTGAAGGCGTAGATTTTCAGCCGTCGCCATATCGAATGGGTCGATCACTGCAAAATCGCGTTATCGGTTTATTAGGTAATTACATCGACGTCTCAACGATGGCCATGTGATGCCTACACCAACATCAATCGCAATTAACGTCAGAGGCACTCTTGCGACTGCTCTCTCTGGCGTCGTTGCATCAGTTTATTCATCGCCTCCAGAAGCAGTCATTCCTCCAGCTTGCGTAATCGTTCCCGATTCGCCTTACTTAGAAACGACGACAATCGGCAAATCGCAGGTACGCGTGAAAATCAATTTCGTGGTCACTGCGGCCGTTGCTTACAACAACACGGCCGGAGCACTCGACAATCTTGAGCAGCTTGTTATTAGCATCATGGCAGCGATGCCAGCAGGTTACGAAGTCGGAGACGTTCAACGTCCGACAATCCAACAGGTCGGAGCGACCAACCTACTAGTGGCGGATCTCGCGGTCAGCACTTACTACACACAACAGACAATCTAAGGAGACAAAGAAATGCCAACAACAATAGTCACCGGTCGCGACATAGTTTTCACTCTTGCCACCGTGAATTATGACGCGCAGACAACTGCCGTTACGTTAGTCAATGCACCAGTTATTACGACTTATCAGACACTCGATGGAAAAGCCTATAAGCACATTGATGATCAGTGGACACTTAACATCGAGCTTCTTGCAGACTGGGGCGCAACATCATCACTCTTTGAAGCGATGTGGACTGCGTTCACTTCTGCTCCAAATACTGCACTGGCATTCACTCTGCTGACTGCAACTGGCGCGTCATTCGCTGGCACTGCTTTCCCAGTAGCTCCAACTGCTGGCGGTACTGCACCAGATGCACAGACAGATTCTTGGTCAATGCTTTGCGCTTCAACACCAGTCTTAACAATCAGCTAATCGAAAGAGAAACGGGAGCACATAATGAGACTACCAATCACAATCGAATACACCTCTGGCGAGTTCGGCACTTACACGGCACAACCGCCAGAGTGGGCTAAATGGGAACAAAAGACAGGCAGCACAATCTCGCAAGCGCAGGAGAAGATTGGAATCTCTGATCTTCTCTTCCTTGCGTGGAATGCGATGAAACGTGAAGCCGGTGGCAAGCCAATCAAAGGCTATGAAATCTGGTGTGAAACAGTGGCCGACGTGACAGTCGGTGACGTTCTCCCAAAAGTTACGCCGCCGGAAGCGTAAATCGAATCCTGGTGGAGTTAGCCATAGCCACAGGAATACCGATGAGCGAATGGACGACGGCGGAGCAAATCTATACGGCTTTCGAGATACTGGAGAAACAAAGTGAGCGACAACGTTGAGATTGCCTATGACAAGGCAGATCTTCGTCGCATTACATCAGCATTCAAGGCGATGGACGCAGAAGCTACTGATGCAGCTAAAAGAGAATCGTCAGCTCTGGCAGAATTCGCTCAAGGCAAAATCCAGCAGAAAGCCGTCACCAGAGGCAAGGCCGCCGACAGAATTGCCAGTGGCTCCCGTGTGTCGAAATCTTCCAAGATTGGCGAATTGTCTTTCGGCTTCGTAAGTCAAAAGTTTTCTGGCGGTGGTACAACAAAGGATCTCTGGGGCGGTACAGAATTCGGATCTAACAAGTTCAAGCAATTCCCAGTCTGGTCAGGCCAATCTACAAAAGGCGCTGGTTCCAAAGGTTGGTTTATTT